TGATCAAGCTGGGCGGCCTGGACACTTCGGCCGATCCGCTGAACTACTGCAAGCTGTGCTTCGACTGTGCGAACGGCGAGCGCTTCTTCCGGACCATTCATTTCAAGAGGGTGGACAACTGATGATCGATGCATCTCAACTGCCGCGCGTGCCGAGTGACGTGCTGCAGAAGGAGCAGCAGGCCGCCGAGTATGCGCGCGCGCCGCTGGCGCCGGGCGGCTACACCGCGCCGCTGCGGCCAGAAGCAACCCAAAGGACTGACCGATGAGCTGGAAACTGATCACCCCGCCGACGGCGCTGGCGGTTTCGATGGAAGAGGCGCGTGCGGCGGCGCGGGTTGACCTCGAAGACGACGGCACCTCGCCGCTGGATGGCGAGATCCGGCGCGCGATCCGCACCTACACCACCGAGGCGGAGGGCGAGACCAACCGCGCGATCATGCAGCAGTCCTGGCGCCTGACGCTCGATGCGTTCCCGGCGAAGTTCGTGCTGCGCCGGCCGCCGTTGCTGCAGGTCGACCATATTAAATTCTTCGACGCCGATGGGGTCCAGCAGGCCCTTGCCCCGCAAGACTACCAGGTCGACGGTGAGCGCGAGCCCGGCGAGATCGTGCTGGCGCCGGGGCGTGCCTGGCCTACAACTGCGCGCCGGATCAATGCTGTTGAGGTGCAGATCACTTGCGGCTACGGTGATGCCCCGGGCCTGGTGCCGGACGCGATTTCTGGCTTCATCCTGGCGCGCTTGAGCGAGCATTTCCAGACTGGTGGCCAGCCGAAAAGCGAACACGTGAAGCGGCTGTTATGGCCGGAGGTGGTCTACGGATGCTGAATCACCGAATCCAACTCCTGAAGCCCACCGCCGGCCGCGATGGCGCTGGCCAGCGCACAAAGGGATGGGAAGTCGTGCGGACCCTCTGGGCGAATGTGAAGTTCCAGACTGGCGCCGAAGTGATGCGCGCCGACGCCGATGTGTCGATCGTGAAGTGCTCGATCCGGATCCGCGCGCGTCGCGACGTCGATGCGTCGATGGGCGCACGGTACAGCGGCACCGACTACAACATCCAGGCGGTGCTGCCAGATTCAGCGGATCGCGACTTCGTATTTCTTGTCTGCGAGAGCGTCAAATGATCGAATTCGATCCTGCTGGGCTCATCGAAGCAGTGCAAGAGACGGCCGAGCAGATTATCGACTCGGTTGGCGAGTCAACGCTGCGCACCGTGGCGTACGCCGGCGCCGATCTCTTCCGCGACCAGGTGAAACAAAATGCCTTGGCAAACAAGAAGACCGGCATCCTGTTCAACAACATCATCGTGAAGCGGTTGGAAGAAGAGTCGAGCGGCGGTACGCGGCAGGTCTACCTGGTCACGGTCCGAAAGGGTAATTACGGCGGGACAGACGCCTTCTACTGGCGCTGGGTGGAAAACGGCCACAAGTTCGTGCCGCGAAACAAAAACGTCAGCGCGCGAACTGGCCGCACGATCGGCTGGGCAGCGCACCGGCGCGCCGCCGAGCTGGAATACGGCACCAAGCGGACGCGCGCTTACCCGTTCATGCGGCCGGCGTACGAGGGTAAAAAACAGGAGGCGGTCGACCTGATGACGCGCACTCTGGCCGAGCAGCTCGCAAGGAATTCGACATGACACCTCACGAACAGATATTCGCTGTCCTCGGCGACCTGGCCGACGGCCGCGTATTTCCGGGCATCGCGGACGAAGGCACGGCGACGCCGTACGTCACGTTTCAGATCGTCGGCGGGCCGCCAATCAATTTCGTCACCGGCGAGGCGCCGGCGAAGCGTTTCGCGCGCGTTCAGATCAACGTCTGGGCCGGCACCTCGGTCGAGGCGTTCCGCGTGGCCGCCGAAGTGGAGGGCGCGCTGCGGGCCGCAGTCCACCTGCAGTCCGAGGTACTGACCGGCGCCGGCGACACCTACGACGAAGTCACCAAGGACCGCGGAGCCATGCAGGAATTCATGCTTTTCTGCTGATCCAGTAGTACCCATCCCAAGCCGCCCCGAGAGATCCGGGCGGCTTTTTCTTTGCCCGGCTCCCGGGCTTTTACCTGAAAGGCCGATATGCAATTGCCAAATAACATCGCGTTCGCTCTCGCGTCCGCATTCGCTGCTGCCGTCAGCATCACCGCGGCAACCAACGCGGCGGAAGCCGTCTGCACCGCGACCAACACCTTCGCCACCGGCGATTTCGTCGAGTACACCGGCGGCTGGAGCGCTGCCAACGGTCGCGTGTTCCGTCTGAAGGCCGCATCCGGCACGTCGTTCACGCTCGAGGGCCTGGACACCACCGACACCAGTATGTTTCCGGCCGGCGCCGGCACTGGCATCGTTCGCAAGATCACCACCTGGGTGCCGGTGACCGGCGTGGTCAGCGCAGAGGTTTCCGGCGGTGACGGCAAAACCGTCGAGGTGCCGCTGCTGGATACCAACATGCCGGTCATGATGCCCGACGGCTTCAGCGCGACCACGGTCACCCTGACCACCGCCGACGACAAGTCGCTGCCGCACCATGCCGCCCTCAAGGCCGTGTCGGACGGCGTGAAGCTGACTTGCCTGCGCGGCATGCTGCCGGGCGGTGGCGTGCTGCTGTATGCCGGCTACTGCTCGTTCAACGAGTCGCCAAGCCTGGCCAAGGGCAGCGTCATGGCCGTGAAGTCGATCTTCTCGCTGCAGAACAAGGTCGTCCGCTACTAATCGCTTTGCCAGCCGGCGCCGAATGGTCGGCGCCGGCCTTCTACGCCGCGGGGTCGCGCCTCGCGGTTTTTTTTATTCCCCCAATCTGAAAGACAAAAATCATGGCAACCAAAGCTACCAAAATCGTCCTGGGCAAGCGTCCGGAGAGCTTCAAGAAAACTGTGCACGCCACCATGCTGGACGGCTCGACTGGCTGCATGGAAGTCGAGTACAAGTACCGCAGCCGCACCGAGCTGGCGGCGCTGATCGACGAGCTGCAATCCAAGATGAAGGACGAAGCGAACGTCGAGATCGAGCGCTTCAAGGCTGCGGTCGAGAAAGCCAAGCAAACCGGCGAAGCCATCCCGGAATTCACCACGACCCAGACCGAGATCGTGAAGCGTCAGACCGCCGTGTCGGTGGACTACCTGCTCAAAATCGTCAAAGGCTGGAACCTGGACGTCGACCTGGACAAGGAATCGGTCGCCGAGCTGGTCGACACGCTGCCGGCGGTGGCCGAAGCGATCAAGGACGACTACCGCGCCGCGGTCAACGAAGGCCGCCTGGGAAACTAAGGGCGGTCGCCGAGGCCATGTACAAGCCAGGTCTCACGAAAAAGGACCTGGCCGAAATGGAGGCCGGCGGCTTCACGCTGGCCGATTACCCGGACGAGGTGGTCGAAATCTGGCCCGAGAACTGGCCAGCCTATGCACTGTTTTCGTTCATGCGCACGCAATGGCGCGTCGGCGCCATGGGGGCCACCGGCCTCGACTACGGTCCCATGCACCGCAAGATGGACCGCATGGAGCTATCGCCGGACGAATACGATGACCTCGAGGCCGACCTCCAGACGATGGAATTTGCCGCCCTCGGCACGATGAACGACCGCGACGAGTAAGCAGTTTCACCGAGAGCCCTGGGCGTTTGCACCAGGGCTTTTCTAATTTAAGGGCAGAGCCATGACCGACATCGTCAACAACGCAACAATTCGGGTGGTGGCTGATGCCTCTGGCGTTGAGGCAGGGCTGCGCCCGGCTGTGGATGCTGCCAATCGTGCTGGCCAGGCGATCAGCCAGACCGGTCAGCGCTCCGCCGGCGCCGCGCGCGCGGTTGAAGCATCGCAGCGCAATATCGTCGCCGCGATCCAGCGTACCACCATGGCCATGGAGGCCGGCGGCCGCACCACTGCGGCATATTACGAATCGCTGGCGCGCCAGCGGAACGTCGATCCGGCATCGCTGACGCCATACCTTAACCAGCTGCGGGCCGTCGAGGCTGCTCAAACGCAGGCCACGGAATCGACGCGCGCGCAGGCCGCTGCCGCGCGCGAGCTGGCGCAGGCCCAGGCGAACAAGGAATCGTTCCTGGCTGGCCTGCGCGAGCAGATCGCCCTGTTCGGCAAATCGACCGAGGAAGTCCTGCGGTACCGCGCGGCCCAGGCCGGTGCGTCGCAGGAAGCCTCGCACTTGATCCTGCAGTTGCAGAACATGCGCGTCGCCCAGGAGCAGGTTGAGGCGGCCGCGCGCGCTGCAGCGCTGGCGCAGCGCGAAGCTGCCCAGGCAGATGCTTCGCGTAACAATTTCCTCCAGGGTCTCCGGGAGCAGATTGCGCTGTTCGGACTGTCGACTGATGAGGTTCACCGGTACCGCGCCGCGCAACTGGGCGCCGCCACTGCCGCCGACCCGCTGATCGCGCAGCTACGCGACCTGCGCCTGGCACAGGATCAGGCCGCATACGGCGCGCGCATGGAAGCCCAGGCGCAGCGCGAGGCTGCACAGGCACATGCATCGCGCACGTCGTTCTTGAAAGGGCTGGAGCAGCAGGCGACGGCGATCGGCAAGACGCGCACGGAAATGCTCGAGCTCCAAGCCGCGCAACTCGGCGTGACGACACAGGCCAAGCCGTTCCTCGATCAGCTGCGCGCGCAAGACCACGCATTCCGTGAAGGCGGCATGTCGGCGGCTGCAATGAACGCGGCGCTGCGCGGCGTGCCGGCGCAGATGACCGACATCATTGTCAGCCTGCAGGGCGGCCA